TTATGTCCTTGCGAATATTAAGTCAGATAAATTGAAATCTATATGTAAGACGCCAATTTTTTTGCAATCTTCAATTTTAGGAATTACAGTAATCTGCCTAATTAGCATTCTAATTACTTGCATTTTTTCCTCTGTAGATAAATTCTCAATTTTTTCTTTATAAAAATCAAATTTACTTTTAAACTCGGTTATAATTGAATCTTTATCATCTAGAGAATTTAATTTATTCTTAGTTATTAGAACTAAATTCCGCACTTTATCATGTTCTTTTTTTATATCTTCTAGTTGCTCTTCAACTTCCTTATCACCTATTATTTTTTTTCTGTATAATTTTAAAATGTTGGATTTTTCATCTTCAAATGTGTTTATCTTTTCATTTAGTGCTCTCAATTCATTCCCAATAGATGTTCTTTCGTCGTTAGAAGAAGAATCTATAGTGTATTCATCAAAATTCATAAGTATTTTTTTACACATTCCCCATATATGTTCTTCTATATCTTCAGCATTTAGGTTAACGTTATTACATTTAATATTATACAATTTTTTGTTTAAGTGGTTTTTACCACTGCAAGAATAAACACTTGGACTTTTTCTGTAAAAAATCCCGTAATAAGTTTTACCACAATCAGCACACTTTAATAATGTCCTAAGTAAAAATTCTCTGTTAGGACTATTCTTTTTCAATATTCTAGTATTCTCTTTTTTTATTTGTTTAGTTTGCTCAAATATTTCTATCGGTATTATTTGAGGAACTTCTCTTACTATTGTTTCTTTTCTTTTAGTAGAACGTTTACCATATTCGTGTATTCCCATGTATGTGGTGGATGTAAGTATTCTTTGTACTGTGGTTGGCGACCAAAGACTTTTCTTTTCACCAGCGTTCCTTTTGCCAGTTCCACGTGCAGCATAGTTGCAAGGAATGTTAACGCTATTTAAATATACTGTTATGTCAAGCACTGTCATTCTATCATTTACATACATATCATAAATCTTTCTTACTACGTTTGCTTCATATTCATTTATTTGCAAAAAATGCTTTTTGTCGACGTAATAACCGTAAGGAACTATACCACCTAGCCAACGACCTTGTTTAGCAGCTCTGGTTGCTCCTAAAAACATTCTATCTAATATATTATTTCTTTCAAGCTCTGCCATGTTTAGATAGTTAATAAATTGATATCTTCCAACCGGAGTATTTAGATCAAAAGGTTCAGTTAGAGAAACTATTTCAACATTATACTTTCTAATTTTTTCTACAGCTTGTAGTCCACTCAAGGTGTCTCTGCCAAAACGATCAACTTTATATACTAAGACAATATCAAATAAACCGTTTTGAGCATCATTAAGAGTTAAACTGCCACCTTTTCTATCTTCGAAAGCAATAGTTCCACTTACGCCGTCATCGAGATATTCGTTATATATTTCTAGATCCTCTTTCATTTCAACATATGTTCTCAAAATGTCAACTTGATTTTCAATAGTTTCTCGTTCTTTTTGGTCATCACTACTAACTCTACAGTAAATAGCTACTCGTTTTTTCATGTAAATCACTTCCTATTAGCTATAATTGTATTCATTGCAACTTCCGCAGCAAAACAGAATTGGTTTTTTTCCTCTTTAGTCATAGTTACATCATTAATACTTACTTCTTCATCCTCTAAAATGTACTTTATAATATCTAGTAAATCAGTTACTTCATGTACTCCATCGGCAACAGACATTAACCCATCTGGGGTTGTTTCTAAAGCGGCTGCAATTGCACTAATTGTTTCACCTGATAAGTTTTTCCTTTTGCCAGATTCAATCTGACTTATAGTCGAAACCCCTTTTCCTGATAAATTAGCAAGTTCATTCATACTATATCCTTTTTCAGTTCTTAATTTTTTAATGTTTTCTCCTATAATACTCATATTTAATATTTACCTCTTTCAAAATTTACTTCTTTTCAAAATTTACTTAATAAGCGTAGTTCCTATTTCTATTGATATTATATCCTTTCACGAAACGAAAGTAAACAGAAATACTAAAATATTTTCACGAATGTGAACGGAAAAGCAAAACGTATAAAAGCAAAATAAAACCTAGAAAAACAATGCTAATGTAACATAATAGGGAAAATTGAAGGTTGCACGCTTTCACGAATGAGAATAAAATAAAAGTAAGTTATTCACAAATGTGAAAGAAAGGAGGGCAAAATGGGTTTAAAAAAGTATTTACAAGAGGAAAATATAGCTAGCGGAGAACTTTGTAAAAAGGCTGGAATTGCAGATTCAACTTTAAGTCAATTCATTAACGGCACAAGAAAAGACATTAAGCTTTCTACGGCTGTTAAGATTGCCAAGGGACTTGATATGTCCTTAGACGAACTTCAAAAAATAATTTCGGAGGGGAGAGAATTGAATGAAAATACATGTGGCTTGCATTGAAGGTAAAAGAAAAGTGTATGTAGTCAGTACTTGCAATGGGGAAGACAGAAGAAAAGAAGCAGCAGATATAGTTTGTGGGAATAGAAAGTGATTACATTCGGTAATTTTAAACTTAAAAAACAATTAATGTACAAGCTTCACCACAAAATCATACTACGGTGATTCTAAGTAGATGTATTACAACAAGGAATAAATTTAGAGGAGGAAAAGGAAATGAAAAGTACAGGAGTAGTAAGAAGAGTGGACGATTTAGGGAGAATAGTTATCCCAATAGAAACTAGAAGAACATTAAATGTAGCAGAAAAAGATTCTTTAGAAATCTATGTAGAAGGTGAAGAAATCATATTAAAGAAATATGAGCCAAGCTGTGTATTCTGTGGAGAAGCAGGTAACGTAGTCAATTTCAAGGGTAAGAACATATGCAAAAGTTGCATGAAAGATATTAAGGAGGGGAGATAGTGGCAAAGAAAAAAGAAACTGCTCCTGAAGTACCAGTTCAAGAGCAGTCTGTTTCAAAAGAAATGAAAGCAGTAATAAATACAATAAATTGCATTAATTACAATGGAATTTCAATACAAAATTCAGTAGAAGAGTCTATTGCGAAAAATATAATTAATGAATTTAAGGGAAATTCAATTACTATACACAGAGCAACAGCAATTCTTAAATTCTGCATAGAAATTTTAAGACTTACAAAAGTAAATTAATTTTGTGAATTTAACCAAGAAGTCGTACATTCTCTTTCAATTTCAGAATTTTGTTCATCAATTACTTTTGAAATTTTATCAAAAGTTTCTTGGTAAGCAGTTAATAAATCTTCAGGAGATTTGTCTGAAAAATTAAATGTTTCAAATGTATATTTTTTAGCAAGGTCAGAGATAAGTTGCTTTTGAAAATCGCTCATGAAAGCACCTCCTTTCAACAATACTTTACCGTATGCTGAAAGAATTTATAAATAAAAGGAGAGGTAATGTGAATATATTTAAGGTTTATGTAGTGGATTGTATGGGATATGAAGGAGATACAGAAATATTTGCAACTAACTATAGTAGAGCGCTGGAAGAGTTTAATAATTTGGTAAGAGAAACAATTAAAGAAGCTTATGAAATAGTAGACAAAAGTGAATTTTCGCATTTGGTAAGTGAATTAAGGGAAGACAAGTATAAACTGATTGAAGAAATTATTTGTAGAAAGTGTCCATTTATCTTATATAAGGACAAGGATGGAAAACTAAAAGCAAATATTTATGAATGGGATGAACCAAGCAGAGAGTACATGGAGCAGGACATAATATGCGAGACTGTAGTACTAGAGAAAATTGAATTATTAGAATAGGAGGGATTGATTTGGCTAGAAATACTAGAACAGCAAAAGCAGCAGAGTATATACAAGAAAATTTTTATGGTAGTGATCCACAAGAATTGATTAAAGAAGCTGCAAAGAAATTTGATTTAAAAGTAACATCTGTAAGAGTTATTTATTCAGAAAATGCGCACTTAAACATGAGAGTGGCAGCAGAAGAAAACGTAGCAGAAAGGGAGTCAAAGAAAGGACAAAAAGAAACACTATTTAAAGGGAGAAAACGGGAAAAGATACAGATAGATGATAGCAAACTATTTGCTTGGGGGTAAGGATGAAAGAAATACATTATTGTCAAATTTGTGGTGCGAATTATGCAGAACTACACCATATTATTTTCAAAAGTGAGTGCAAGCCATTAGAAGATAGTGAGTTTAATTTCATTTATTTATGCCACTATCACCATAGAGATCATAGAGCAGGAGCACATCATAATAAGCAATTTGATAAAGAACTTAAATTAAGGGTCCAAGAAGAACTAGATTACAGATTAAAAAGTAAAGAATTAACTAGAGAAGAAATTCAGGAATCATTAAAACTTGGAGGAAAGAACCTGGACAAGCTCCTAAAACTTGTAATAGCTAAGAATGGAAAATTTGACAAAGAGAAAGTTATTCGAGCTTGCATGGGAGGAAAACTTTATTGAAAACAGTTATCAATGAAACTATTACAAAAAAATACACATTGCAACCCGTCCAAAGCTTGCAATGTGTGTGAAGCCTGATTAAAAACCTCATATTCATTATAGCGTAAAAATGGCTATAAAACAACCTTTTATCGGGCTTGTAATAGGTATTATCTTTAGAACTATATTAACTAAGATGAATTACTAAAGGTGAATAGGAGTAGAGAGAAATGCCAATAAGAGAGAAGAGGATATATAGTGGCAAGTATTTGGAAGTTGAAATCTATCCAATAACAAAACAAGAACAAAAACAGAAGAGAGGAAAGAAGAAAAAGGTATCACTAAATAAACAAAAAAACTTAAATGATAAGAATGCAAAGAAACATTTTGTAAGAGTGATGCATGAAAATTTTACAGATGAAGATATAGCACTTCATTTGACATACGATAAGAATAACCTGCCAAAAGATGAAGAAGAGGCTAAGAGAAAACTTAAGAACTATTTTGCAAGAGTAAGCAGACGCAGAAAAAGAAAAGGATTAGAGCCACTAAGATATATGGTGGTAACGGAATATAAAGAAGCTACAGAAGATAAAAGGACCAGAACAAGGATACATCATCATGTAGTAATATCTGGTGGAATAGATAGAGATGAGTTAGAAAAAATGTGGGGACATGGTAGAGCTAATGCAGATAGATTGAAAGCAGATGAATTTGGATATGAAGCACTAGCAAAATACATGATGAAAGATCCTAAAGGAAAAAAGAGATGGTCAGGCAGTAGAAATTTGAAGCAACCAATAATAAAAGTGAATGATTATAAATATTCACATAGAAAGGCATGGGAGTTAAGCAAGTGCCAAGGTGATAGGGAAGTATTTGAAAAACTTTATCCAGGATACACATATACAAATTACAAGGTTGATGTAAATGAAATAAATGCAGGTACTTATATTTATATAAAAATGCGGAAATTAAATTGAAGAGGTGGAAAAAATGATTGAAAAAGCAATAGAAAAAATAAAGTCAGAAATGGCAAAAAGCAAAAATTCATATGTCCAAGCGATTGGAAATTATCTATTAAAACAAATAGAAATTAATAAAGATGCAGCAGAAAAAATAGTAAGCGGTGAAAAAACAATACAAAAGAGTTTAAAAGAAGTCGAGAAAGTTGCAAGGAAAAAAGCTGTTGGAAATTGTGCAGTATTGGAAGATGCAGAAGTGTACAAGCTTGTTAGAAAATATTACGGACTTGAAGCAGTACAAGATAAAATATTTAAGTTAGAAGCGGAAGAGGTTAAGCCAGTAGTACAAGAGCCAATAACTCAACATAAAAATTTTAGCGTAAATCTAAAAGAATTATTAGGACAGGAGGAGTGATTAGAGTGATGTGTGAATACTACGCTAAGAAAAATGAGAAGCGTGAAAAAGAAAAAACCGAAATAGAAAAACTGTTAGAGCATTTCAGAACTGAAATATCTAAGGAAGTGGAAGAGTTTGTTATAAATACAGCATTAAAAAGTAGCAGGTATATTTTTATAAGAAAAGAGATATACAAAATGTATCTGAATGGTAGAGAACAGAAACAAAAGAGATATTTTGCATATTGTACTCACTGCAAAAAAGAATATGAAGTTAATGTGGAAGAAGTAGGAGATACAATAAAGCATAATTCTTTTGTAGCATGTGAAGAATGTGGAAGCGAATGTATGGTTAAGTTTGATAGGTATAGAAGAAGTAATTTGAATGATAGGGCCATTTTTATTACTTATGATAAATCACCAATAGATCCTGAAGTATTAGTAGCAAGGGGATATTTTGTTAAGAGGGATTATAGTGGAGATTATAAAAAGGTAAGAACACAGTATACAGAATTATCGAGATATATTTTTCAGCAAGGAAAAAGTATTATGCTTACTAAATGGGCAATTTCGGGATGGAGTAAAAGAAATGGTTGTTGCAGCTATAAAGATGGCTATGGCAATTATAGAGATTATGTAGATACTGATAGTATTGATAGAGCTGTAGAAGGTACAAGGTTTAGATATAGTCCATATAAATTATATATGGGTTATGGAGAGGATATGACTAATTTCTTTTACGTATATAATAAATATCCAATAATTGAAAGATTAATTAAGATGGGATTCGATAAAATAGCCAATAGCATGGTAAATGGCTATTCTTTACAAGGAACTGTTAGATGGAAACAAACAGATGTATTCAAATTCCTAAAATTAAATAGAGCAGAAGTAAAAGCAATAAAGGAAAGTGGAATAGAGTGTTATCCAGTTTTCTTGAAATTGTATCAAATAAATATAGCTGATAATTCAAAACTTACTCCTGAAGAGGTGAGAAAAGTAAACTACAGATATGAAGGACATTCTGACTACTTTTTCAAAGTATCTAAATATTCGAGTTTAAAGGCATGCACAAGATACATGGATAAACAAAAAGAAAAGTATGGGAAAGACAAGCAATATGTAGATACATTAATAACTTATAAGGATTACTTGGAAGGCTGTAAAAAGCTAGAGATGAACATGAAGAATGAACATGTGCTATTTCCTAAAAATGTTTTTAAATCACATGATAATATAGTCAAACAAATAAAAATAGCAGCAAGCAAAATATTAAATAACAAAATAAAATCAAGGTTAGAAAAGTTAGAAAAGTATAGCTTTAAATATGGTGATTATCTAATTAGAGCGGCAGAAAGCTCAGAGGAACTGATTGAGGAGGGCAAAAAGCTAGACCATTGTGTAGCAACTCATTATCTAGAGCCATATGCAGAAGGTAAAACAATAATACTTGTAGTTAGAAAGATAGATAAACCTAATATTCCTTTAGTTACAGTAGAAGTTAAAAGGAATGAGGTTAAACAAGCATATGGGATACATGATACAAGGCCCAAACAAGAAGTATTGGAATTTATAGAAGAGTATAAAAAAGCAATTTTAAATAAGTCTAAGAAAAAATCTAAAAAGGTAGCATAGGGGGATTAAGAGATGGAAGGATTAGCATTATCAAGAACACCAGAGGTAATAGCAGCAGAGATAAATCACATCAAGGAGCAGACTAGAAGACAAGTTCTATATAGCGTTATTGAGATAGGCAGGAAGTTAACAGAAGCAAAAGAACTAGTGCCACATGGAGAGTGGGGGAATTGGTTAGAGGTATCGGTAGATTATAAAAAATCAACAGCAAATAACTTCATGAAGATATTTGAAGAATATGGAGCAGACCAGCTAAGTCTTTTAGGAGACAATGCAAAATGCCAAGCGTTTGGAGAATTAAGTTATACACAAGCAATAGCACTTTTAGGAATACCTTCAGAGGATAGAGAAGAATTTATAAAAGAAAACAATGTAGAGGATATGTCTTCTAGGGAATTAAAAAAGGCAATAGAGGATTTAAAAAAAGAAAAAGAAGCAAGAGAAGAGGTAGAGATAAAACTAAAAGAAAGAGAAACTATGGCAGAGAAAAGTAAAGAAATAATAGAAAAGCTTAAGAAAGATGCAGCAACTAAAAATTCTGAGGCTTTCCGGGCAAAGGCAGAAGCTAAGGAATATGAGTTGAAGGTAAAAGAATACGAAAAAACATCCAAAGATTACGAGAAAAAGATTAAAGAATTAGAGGATAGGCCAATAGAAGTTACTGGAGTAGCTGAACCTAATAAAGAACTAGAAGAGGAAATAGAAAGACTTAAGGAAGAAAAGCAAGCTGAATTGGACAAGCTAAATATGGAAAAGCAATCCGAATTAGATAAGCTTAACAAGGAAAAAGAGGAATTAGAGATAAAACTAAAAGAAAGTGAAGAAGTAGATGTAGACGATGCAACAATAAGATATGCAATTTATTTTAACGCATTAGTAGATTATTTTGACAAGCTAATAGGATCAATTGGACAAATAAAACTTGAAGAAGAAAGAGAAAAATATAAAAATGCTACTAAAAAGTTTATAAATGTGATGTTGGAAAGGCTGTAAAGAAAATGTTTTTCTATTTTCTATTTAAAGATATGGAGAGCTTGGAGGAAGAAACTATAGAAAGTATATTAAAAACTAGAAATGAACACATAAACCTTGAGGACATACCACATACAGAACTAACAGAAAAATATCCAGGGTATTACGAATGGTATGCCCTGGAGAATGAAGACAATATAAGAATATTTAAACATGAAATAGGCCTACATTCTGAAGTTAGGGAAAATAAGGGAATGACAAACTTGAATTATTACCATTATGGATATGAATATGTAATAAAAAAGCATATTCAATTAGTTAATAGACAAGATTGTTATAGGTTAGTAGAAAAATATTATGGAAGTGAATATAGAGATAGAAGAGCATTACCATATGCATTAGCTATACCCAAAGAAGAGGTGTCTTATAGACTAGATACATTTTACAGGAACATAAGTAATTGGGGAAAGTTAAAGTGGGATGGATTTGTAGAGGATTAAATTTAGACGGTATGAGTGTGAAATATATTAAAAGGTTGATCCACTTAGAGAGTCAATAACTTTTTATTTATGTTAATTCTCTAAGATGTATAGCAAATAACTGCTATACAAAGTAAATAGTAATTGGTTAATTTCAGAATAGTGTAATTAATAAATTCTGAAAAAAATAGTAAGGACAATGAACATTACTGCAAGCAAAATTGCAATAATCCTAAAACCAATTCTTTTCACCTGGATCAACCTCCAGTCTTTATAATATTAAATTACTAATATTATATCCAGTTTAGAACTGAACTATACATTAAAGATTTAGAGAGGAGGATTTAATGGGAGGTTTACAATACACTCTCATTAGTAAAAATATGAGTAAATACAGCATAAAAGATTTTAAGATAGGTGAAGAGGTACTTATAAAGCATAGTGTGTTAAATAAAGTAGAACATGAAAGTAGAGGGATAATAGCAGATATATCAAGTAAAAAGCTAAAGAGCGGAATAATAGCACTAAAGATGGGAGAGAGCAAATACATGAGGGAGATACCAATAATTTATATAAATGATGTACAGGCCATAGTTAAAGTTAAGGACAAGAAATTAGATAAATATGAGAAACTTACACTAGATCTTAAGGAAGCAAAAGAAGCAGCTATTGAATTTGTAGAGAGTATACGTGATGGTGGAACTGCAAATTTAGATTCAACATTCTTAATTTTAAAAAGATGGAATGAAGAAAAAGTAGTTGAAGCTATTAAAAAAGCAGGATTATTGAGTGAAGGTAAAAGGAACTGGATAGGCACAGGATATTTTATATCAATAAATACAGGACAAGCTAATAAAAGAACTGTTGCAAGAAATCACTTTATGTTTGCATTGAAAAGTAAGGGATACCAAGTAATAAGTTTTGATAAGATGGACTAATTACAAAACCAGGAGGTGAGGACATGGAGCAATTAGATACTCCAATTTATACAGTTTGTAAAGGTAATAATTCAGGATTGATTGAAAATGTAGCCAAGTTATATTTTAAACAAGGAGATAAAATTGCAGATGTAACTTATGGTAAAGGTGCATTTTGGAGAGAAATTGACTTGAGCAAATATTATGTAATTGGAACTGACTTAAAAACTGGTACAGATTTTAGAAAGCTACCTTATGAAGATAGTTCTTTTAACCACAGTGTAATAGATCCACCATATGCAAGGATAACTAATTTAAAAGGTATGGTTGATTGCTATAACACAACTAGATTTACAAGCCATGAAGACATAATAAAACTCTATGAGGATGGCTTAAAGGAACTTGTAAGGATAACTAAGGAAGATGGTTATATTCTTTGTAAGTGCCAGGATGAAATATGTGGATGCAAGCAAAGATGGAGTCATATAGAGATATTTAATATAGCTTTGGAATTAGGATTGTATCCAAAAGATTTATTTATCCTGGTAAATGAAAAGAATCCAAAACCAACATATAAGCAGCAACATGCGAGAAAAACTCATAGTTATTTATGGATTTTTCAGAAGCGAGGTAGGTTAGATGCTTGATTATATAAGTTGTAATTTAAGATATTACAGTACTGGGAATGGAAAAGGTAGTAAGAAATACTCAAATATATTTAAAATAGTTTTTTATTCTGTTAAAGAGTATTTAAGTTTTAGAAAAGAATTAAATAGGCCAGTAGATGAATTAGCTTTAAAGAGAAGAAGTAAGAAAGTGAGGAAGAGCAACAATGACAAATTATGAAGTTTATTTTGGGACAAAAGAAAGAGCAGTGGATTCTTTAGCTTTGCTTCTTGAATTTCCTAACCATCCAAGGAAAGAAGTAAGAGAGTTTCAGAAAGAAGTTAAAGAGACAGGGACGATTAAATGGTTAGAGAGTGAATGCATAAATAAAAGATGGTGGAAAAATGAACCAATTAAAAGGAACAGGTAATTCGTAATACTAAAATAAGGAGTGAAAAATATGTATATATGTTTAGATTGCAAACAAGGAGTTATGTATCCTACTAAAAATAAAAATAAAGTATTTGAACATAAGTGTAGTAATTGCGGAAAAACTCAATTACTTGGTGTAATAAATAATCCAACTACTGTTAAGATTGTAGGACAATTAAGAAAGGAATAAAACAATGAAAGTTTATATAGCAGGTAAGATAAATGGATTTAAGAATTATAGAGAAATTTTTAAAGAAGCAGAAAAAGAACTTGTAGAAGAGGGCAATGTTGTGATGAATCCAGCAGTCTTAGGAGAAGGATTTAATTATGAAACATATATGCCAATATGTTTAGCAATGCTAGAAGCGTGTGACACAGTTTTTATGCTTAATAATTGGAAAGATAGCAAAGGCGCTAAGGTAGAACATGAATATGCGAAAATACAAGGAAAAAAGATTATATATCAAGAAGATGAGGAGTGAAAGTATGGGATATAAACTAAAATTTAAATTATATGACAGCAAGAAGGGCCAAATAGTTAGTTATATAAATTGTTCTATAGCTATAGCAGATGGAACAATACAATCTTTTGATAAGCATGGAGATTTAGAAGGAACAGCAGAAAATACTCACCTAATACCAATTCAATATACAAATAAAAATGATATAGATGGCAAAGAAATATATCAAAATTTTATTGTAGAGAGAAAAGCAGGAGATATAGAAGATGAGGAAATAATAGGAGTAGTTGAGTCTTTTGAATGTGCATGGTGGATTGTAAACCATAAGGAGCAAAGAGCAGTACCTTTGTTTTCAGAAACTGCAGTAGATAGAATTATTGGTACTGTATATCAAAACCAAGATTTAAAAGAACTGGTGATGTAAAGGGAGGGTATAGAAATGAAAATATTAAGAATAGATAGAGGCAAAGGTAAAACAACAGAATTAGTTAAATTATCTAATAAGGAATGGCTCTATATTGTTTGCAGAGATAGAGAAAGAGCAAAAGTTATTGTAGATGTTGCTAAATTTCTGTTACTAGATATACCTTTTCCAATAACATTAAGAGAGTTGCCACTAAGGAGTCCTCATATAAAAACAGTTTTAGTTGATGATATGGAAGATTTATTAGAAGCAGTAATAGGAAAACATATTGAATTCGGTACAACATCGAGTGAAATGATAGGTGTAGATTATGCTTCAAATGAAGATGTAACAGTATGTGCAACGATTAATATTAATACTGGGAAGATAGAAGGAGAAATCAGGAGGATGCAAAATGAAGAATAATGAATTTAGAACTAGAGAAATAATGATTGCGAGGAATGGCAAACCATTATTTGCTGTAAGAATAGATAGTATGGAAGAAAGCCGAGATGCTAATTATGTATATATAGAAGATGGAGATATTAAGTTTTCGTCATCATGGCTAAGTAGCATAATACCTTTTTCAGTTGGCAATGAAAGCCATAGAATAGCAAAAGAAATATTTACTGTAGGTTTACAAGCAGCAATTAAAACTAAGGTTATGGAGCTAAAGCAATTAGAAAGTATTATGAAAGATATAAATTTATCTGAATGTTTAGGTAATGTACTTATAGATAATACAAAATTACTCTTAGAGGTAAATAGCAATTTTGAAAGGAAAGCACATGAGATTGCAGAAAAAACAGAACGTCAAATTAATAAAGTAATACAAGAAACATCTAGCAATGTAGATAGAGTAGTCGAAAAGGTAGAGGAAGCTTCAGTAAATAGTGAAGAAATGAAGAATATTGTAACAGATTCTATTGTGGAAATAGTAAAACCGATAGCAATAAAAAAGAAAAAAGATTAAGTAGATAAGCGAAGGAGGAATAATAAATGGGAGAAAACAAGGAATTAAGTACAGAGCAATTAATAAATAGAGCAGCAAAGAAGTCAGCGAATGAAGCTGCTAAGGTTATAATGGAAGAGCTTAAAAGCAAAAATCTAATTAAATCAGAAATGAGCTATTACAAAAGAGTAGAGATCCTATTATATAACTACGAAAATTTAAAAGAGGCAGTCAAGCAGAAAGAAGAGGATATACGGGACATAGAAGTGAATGGACTTCCTAATAAAAGCAAATCTATAGTTGTATATTCTTCATCTTCAGGAGGCATATCTGCAGGAGAAAGATATACACAGTTAATTGAAAAATATAAAGTAGAGAAGACAGAAACTGAAAGAGATCTTAGAAGAATAGAGAATGCATTAGATAAGATAAAAGTAGACAAGTACTATAAGATAATAGAACTTAAGTATTTAAGCAAAGAAGAGGATAAGATAGGAACGGATGAAAATTTAGCAGAGAAATTAGAAAAAGACAGAAGTACAATAACAAGAAATAGAAAGAGGCTAATGAATAAGCTGATAACGGTGTTATTCCCCAATAGCATTAGAGACGTAATATAAAAATGCACAAATCATGCACAAACAGTGCCATTGTATGTGCTAAATATATATGGTTTAATGTTAGTGAAGATTTAACACAAAAGAAAAAGATATAATTTCTCAATACCCTTTTACCTTGGAAAGCATCTAGCAGAAATGTTAGGTGCTTTTTATTATAGGTAGCGAATAATTAGAATAATAATTCCAAACGATTTGAAAGGTACTTACTTGTATAGGCGTTATTTTATTAATTAAAATATTGTGAGTTTATTTGTAGTTTTAAGAGGAATTTACTAACTTTTGTATAATTATTTTATATGAAAGGTGGGGATGATTTTTGAAAAAAGATAAATTCATAGGATTTTTAATAGGGATAGCAGTTTCAACAATTATTATTTGTTTAATAATGTGTCCATACTGGTTGCAGAATAAAGAGAAGACAAATTATATTACATATGACAATTGGCTTCTTTTCTTTGGAAGTGTTGGTAGTGCAGTATTAGGAGGAACTATTACAGGTGTGGGACTTTATGTATCTTTTAAAGGCAATAGAAATATATTAATAATTCAAATGATAAATGAAGAAATTCAGTATTTAAGGGAGTATACATCTATTATAGAGGATTTAAGTTCAGTTTTATATGATATATCTAAGTGTACTAATGAAACTTCAATAAATGGGTCTAAATTTAAGAAGTTGTTTGATGAGCTAATTATTAATTCGAAGAAAATTAGAAATATACAGAGTTGTATATTAGATGATGAACTGTATGACTATTTGGTAAAGGCAAATAATGTTTTAGTTGAAGTTTGTGACGAATTAAAAAATAAAGAATTTATAAAAGATGAAATAGAAAGGACAAGGTATTTTGGCCAGAGATGTAATAAGTCAAGTAAAGAATATTGTTATTTAAATAAAAAGGTGGGACAAAAAATTTCTAGCTTAAATTTATATAAAAAGAAAAAATTTTATAAGTAGTTAAAAGGAACTCTAGTAATAGAGTTCCTTTTATTATGCAATAAATAAAAAGAAAGGGGATAGATAAATTCCAATTGCTTGGAAAAATAAAGAACAATGGAAGAGGATGATATAAAAAGGGGATGATAAACAATGGCTAGAGCACCAAACGAAAAAGCAAAAAAGGCATATCAATTGTATATTCGAGGCTATAAGTTGGTGGATATAGCTAAGCAATTAGACATACCAGCAGGAACGGTAAGACGTTGGAAACATACTTATGATTGGGATAAAAAACGTTCAGATAAAAAAAGCGAACGTTCGGACAAGAAAAAGAGTACTAAGAAAAAAGCTATATCAGAGGATATTGAAGAGATTTCAGAGAATGCTGAACTTACTGATAAACAAATGCTTTTTTGTGTTTATTATATAAAACTATTTAATGCTACAAAGGCATATCAAAAAGTATATAAATGCAAATATGAGACAGCTGCAGTTAGTGGTTCAAGACTGTTAAAAAAGGATAATGTGAAAGGAGAAATAATGAAACTTAAGCAAAACAAGCTAAACAGAGCACTAATAAGCGAAGAAGATATATTCCAAAAATACATTGATATAGCCTTTTCAGACATAACAGACTATATAGATTTCGGAACTAAGGAAGTGCCAGCTATAAGTAAGGATGGCAAGGTAAGTGTTATGGATGTTACTTACTCTAACATAAAGAATAGCGATGAAATAGATGGTACTTTAATTACAGAGATATCAAATGCTAAAGGCGAGGTAAAGATTAAGTTACAAGACCAGATGAAAGCTCTACAATGGCTAAGTGAGCATATGGATTTAGCAACAGAAGAACAGAGGATAACAATAAAGAAGCTTAATGAAGAAATTAATATGTTGAAGTTAAAGCAGAAAGAAATAGAATCTAATATTATTGATATTTAGGAGGACATGTAATTATGTGGAGAGTAGATCATGACAATAGTGAGTTAGAAAAAATGAGATGTAAGCAACCTAAATTTAAAAAACCAGCACCACCAAATACAAAAGGAGGAATGGGTATAGAGCCAAAGTATCCACCACCAAGCAATCCAACTAAAGATAAAAAACATACCGTAACTATATCTATAAACATAGAAGGTGAAGAGAAACTAGAACAGCTTAAGGAAACATTAAAGGATATAGATAATACATTAGATCAAGTAATAGAAAAAAGTAATAGACTAAATTTATTAACAGCATCAGTTGGCATAACTTGTGATGAAGCAAGTAAAAGATTAAGTGAAGGGCTAAGGAAGATAGTAAAAGCTAGGAGATAAAGTGATAATGGCATTAGTAAGAAGGTGCAATATATGTCACAAGAAAGTACCACATGGACAGCTATGTGAGTGCGAGATAAAGGCCAAGAAAGATAGCTATAAAGAATATAAGAAGTTAAGACAAGATAAAGATAGGCAAAGATTCTATGGTTCTAAGATATGGATCAAATGTAGGAATGAAAGAGCTACAGACCTATTAGGTATTGATTGGTTAGAGTATTACAGAACAGGAAAGATAGTTGTAGATAAACTAATCATGCATCATATTATACCTTTAGAAGAATCGTATGAGCTAGGATTAGATAAGGACAACTTAATACTATTAACAGATAGCAACCATAAGAAGGTGCACAATGCTTATAGTAAAGGCAAGAAGGATAAGGAGCATATGCAAAGGATATTAAGAGAAGTACTAATTAAATATGAAAAAGAGTTTTTATAAATATTTTTATGTTCTTACAATAAAATTTATATATTTATCTATGTATATGACCAAAAATTAAGACGGGGGGAGGGGTATCTCTAAATTTTTGAGCCGACAAAGGTCCCGGGGGACTCTCAGTCACATAAATATCCCAAAATCAAAGTTTCGGAGAGGAGGGTGATTCTAAAATGGCTAGACCATGTAAGAATATAGAAGGCCAAAGTAGACATAATACAAAAGAAGCGATTGAAAAAAGAAAAGAAGCAGAAGAGAAATTAAAAGGAATGACAGATAAAATAGAAAATCCGCCTGATTACTTATCAGAAGCACAAAAGAAAATTTATAAGTATATCATCGAGGAATTGATTGCTAGTGGAATATTAGCTAATTTAGATGTATATATTCTTGCAAATTGTTGTATAGCAATAGATAGAATGCAAGATATAGAAACTTTAATTAATAAAAATATAAAATTTATTAGAAATAAAGAGATCATGAGTGCAAAAGATAAATATACAAAAGACTTTTTTAGATGTTGTAATGAATTGTCACTATCTCCACAAAGTAGAGCTAAGTTTGGAAGTTTAGCTTTACAAGCTAAGGATGAAAAAGAAGATGAATTGTTAAATATACTTAGAGATGATGATGATTAATGAAGTTACTGGATAAAGCATTAAAATATTGTAATGATGTTATTGCTGGGGAAGAAATAACTACTGATGAAGTTAAACAACAATGTGAAATATTCATTGAAGATTTAAATGTTAATCAGTATAAAGATAATTTTGAATTTTGTTTTAGTGAAAAGAAGCTAAAGAAGATAAATAATATATTAAAGCTATTTAATTATGCAACAGGATTCGTAGCGGGAAAACAAGTATTAAAAGGTTTGGATGGGTTTCAAGCATTATTTTTATGTGCTATTTTTGGTTGGAGATATAAAAGCAATTTAAAGAAATTTAGATATAGAGATGTAGTTCTTTTTATACCTAGAAAAAATGCAAAAACATTTATAATAGCACTTGTATTGCTGCTATTAATGCTTACAGAACAAAACTTTAGTGAATTTTACTCTATATGTATTGATAGAGATCTAGCCAAAGAAGTTAGAAAAGCTATGGCGCAAATATTACAAGCGAGTCCAGCAATTAATAAACATTTTTTTGTTTCAGAAAGCGAAATAGGTGTCATTAAATGCAAAATAACTAATAGTTTCTATTATCCTAGAACAGCTAAAGCAAATAAGAATAACTCTATAAGGCCTTCTGCTGTTTGTTGCGATGAAATAGGAGCATTTACAGATAATGCGAACATACAAGCTATGAGAAAAGGGCAATTATCTGTATTAAATCCAATAATGTTTAAAATAACAACAGCTTATGCTGAAAGTGATAGTATAATGCCAGAGGAATTAGAATATGATAGAGCTGTATTAGATGGTACGGTAGATAATAAAAGGTTATTTTGCTTATTGTATTATTGCACTAAGGAAGAAGTATGGACTGAAGAAGGATTATATAAAGCAAATCCTTTAAGAGTTGAAGAGAATTATAAAGAAATTAGAGAAGATAGAGAAACAGCTAAAATTAAAACTAGTGAGCAGGCAGAACTTTTTACTAAAAACTTTAATATATTCCTAGAAAGTAATGAGATAAATAAATATATAGATATAAGTTACTGGAAGAAATGCAGAGTAGATTATATAGATTTTGAAGGAAAAGAAGTCGTTATTGGTGTAGATTTATCGGTAACAACAGATTTGACAGCGGTATCTATAATGTTTAAGGAAGATAATAAAATATATTGTAAGTCCCATGGCTTTTTACCTGCTGATAGTTTGGGAAACAGGAGAGAAAACATTGATTATAGAAAATATGAGGAATTAGGTTATTGTGATTGTCATAAAGGTATGACAGTAAATTACACGTTGGTTGAGGAATACATTAGAAATATTGAAACAGTATATAATTGTACAATTAAATGTATTGTAACAGATCCTATGAATGCTAAAGAAATGATGGAAAGATTGGCAAATGATTTTGATGTTATTCTTTTAAAACAAACTTATACCAACTTATCTCCAGCAACAAAAGAATTTAGAAAAAAAATCTATGATGAAGAAGTAGTGTATGAAAAAAATGAATTGTTAGATTGGAATATGAGAAATGCAATAACTACCAAAGGAAAATCAGATGATGAAATGTTAGCTAAAGAAGATAAAAATAAACAAAGAATAGATATGTCAGCAGTATTAATAATTGCTTATACAGAATTTGTAGTAGAAACAGAGGAATATAATACAGAGGATGCATTAGAACGATTAGGATGGGATGCTTAGAAAAGAGGTGAAATAATTGAAAAAAAAGCTCTTAAAACTGAATAAATTAATAAAAAACACTATTTCTAAGAAGTTTTTCAAGATAGAAATGGTGTTTTTTATTGGAGTATTTATTGTTATTTTCACTAACTTTCTAATAAACTTATGTTTTGGTTTATATAGCATAGGATTTTCATTGATAGCTTATAGTATATTTTCCTTTAAGTTTACTGGAAGAGGGGGTGATAATAAGTGATATTTGATAAGTTAAGCAAAAGGGAAGCAGGAAATAGAGAATTTGATTGGAGTTCATGGATAAAAGGCGATGATTATGTAAGTGAAAATTCATTAAAAGAGCAGAATTATTTAAATGCTTTAAATTTTTTAAGTAATACAATAGGATCTTTACCAATTTCCATAAAACAAACTACTGAAAACGGAGAAATTGAAGCGAGTAATCATTATTTATGGGATTTATTAAGATTAAGACCTAATTCAAATATGAATGCATTTGAATGTAAAAAAGCCTTGATAATGATGTATAAACATTATGGATTAGCTGGATTATTCATTGAAAGAGATTATAACGGAAATACTACAGCTTTATATCCGGTAAGAATAGACCAATTTACAGTAGATGATGCAGGACTAATTGAATCTAAAATGAATAATAAGGTTTTGGTTGATTTTACGTGCCTATCAGGGGAACAAGGAAGTTATCAAGGGAGTTGTTTTGATAAAGATATTATTATTTTAAGAGATAATTCATTAGATGGTATTCATGGTAGAGCATCAAGAAGATATTTAAAACAAACAATAGATACAAATTTAAAAGCTCAATCATACCAAAATGATTTATTTAGCAATGGATTAACTTCAAAAGCAGTAGTCCAAATGACAAGTTCGTTAAAAGAGGGAGAGAGCTTGAAAAAAGTTCAAACAAAATTTGATAAATTATATGGTCAAAAAGGAAGGATTTTAACAATTCCAGTTGGCTTTAATGTTCAACCACTTAATTTATCATTAGTAGATTCTCAATTTTCAGAGCTAAAAGTATCAGGAAAAAGAGATATAGCAGCGATGATAGGAATACCATTCAATGCACTAGAAACTGGTGTATTAACAGATGCAGATAGAGTAAGTTATTTGACAAATACAGTTATTCCACTTTTAACAGCTTTAGAACAAGAATTTGATTGGAAGGTTCTTGGCTTAGACAGAAGAAAAGGCTATAAAGTAAGATTTAATGTAAATTCTTTATTAAGAACTTCACCAGAAACACAAAAGAATATTATTTGTGATTATGCTAAAAATGGTGTTTATAGTATTGAGTATGCTAGAGATGTATTGGGAATTGATTATGATTTTGAAAATGAAACAGTTACCTTGCCTAGTGGACAAGTACTATTATCTGACCTTAAAGCTGGAGTTGTTTCTTATCAAAGAAAATTCGTAAATGATACAAAAAATTCTAATGATGAAGGAGGTGATGGAAAGAATGACAATGAGTAAAGAATTTAGAAATGTTGAAAAATATGAGATAAGAGAATCTGTTACAGAAGAAGGCGTTCAAGAAGTAGAAATTGAAGGTTATTTTGCTAAGTTTGATAGTCTAACCGAACTATGGGAAGGGTTTTTTGAAAAAATAGATAGAAATGCTTTTAATGATACTTTAGCTGATGGACACAATATATTTTTACTTTATCATCATCATTGGGATAAACCACTTGCTTCAACTCAGACGGGTACTTTGGAACTTTCAACAGATAATATTGGATTAAGATTTAAGGCAATTATTAATAGTAATCTTAGCTATGCCAAGGATACATTAGAATTAATAAGACAAGGACTAATTCAAGGTTGTTCCTTTGGATTTAACTGCATAGAGGAGGGTTACAACTATAATAAAGACACTGACACGGCTACAAGAACGTTAAAAAAGATTGCTTTATACGAAGGCTCTGTATTGTGTATACCTCAGTATGAGGACACCACAGTATTTGCAAGAGCAAAAGAAATTGATAAAACTGAAAGAAATAAAATAAAGCAGCTAAAAGAAAATGAAATAAGAAAGCGTAAGTTAGCTATTGAATTAGAATTAGCTTAAATAGAGGAGGATTTTATGAATATTAAAAATTTAGAAAAATGTTTTAATGAAGCAAGTCGAAAAGGTGCTAAATATGTGGGAGTAAAAATTAAGATGGAGAGTTTTCCTAAAGAAGAAATTATAATAAATGCAAATGAAAACTTTGATAGGAAATTTCGATATTATGAGCATTCATATAATGAAGATTTAACTCTTAAAGCATTTAGTGGAATTAAAATTGTTGGATTTACCTATGGTGATTCGTTTAAAAAAATTGAAAAAAATCTAGTTGGTTAGAAAGTCTTAGAAAACTAAGGCTTATTTTTATACCTAAAATTATAAACAAGAATTGGAAGGAATGATTTTATAAATGAAAATTGAAGAATTAAGAAAGAAATTAACAGAATTAAAAATTGAGGTTAGAGCTTTAAATGATGAAAATAAAGTTGATGAAGCTGAAAAGAAAATGGAGGAAGTAAGAAAGCTAAAGAAACAAATAGAGATCCAGGAAGAAATAGAAGAAGAGGAAAAGAGAGAGCTTGAAAAACAAAAGAAAAATAAGAAAGTAGAGTCAAGAAACAACGAGAGAGTTAATGAAACAAGAGCTTTTGTAAAGGCGGTATTAAAACAAGAATTATCTAGTGAGGAAAGAGCGGTTGTAAAGACTACAGACAATAGTGCAGTATTGCCACCACAATATATAAACAAATTAATTGAACTTAAAAAGGGGTATGGTACTTTAAAGCCTTATTGTGATGTAATTCCAGTAACTAAAAACGAAGGTTCTATCCCCGTATACGACCCAACACAAAATGGATTTTTAAAGGACATAGCAGAAGGCGACGTTATTCCTGATGGTAAGTTAGTAACTACTGATTTTACATTCAAATGTAAGAAAATTGGTATTAAAATACCATTATCAGAAGAGTTAGTTGAAGACGCAGAAATAAGTATTGAAAATGCAGTAAACTCAACTTTTGCAGAATCATCAACAGCTACTGAAAATTACTCTGTTTTACAATCCATAGATAAAAACGCTACAGCAGTTACTGGAGCAACAGATTATACAGTTTTAGAAGATATTATGGCAAAAGCAATACCAGCAGTAAAGAATGGATTAATTACTTTATGTAATGTAGAAGGGTATGCTTTATTAAAGAACATGAAAGATAAGCAAGGTAGAAGCTTAGGCTTAATTACTGTTGGACCAGATGGAAAAGAATATTTCAATGGTAAGGAAATAGTTACTTTTGATTCTGAATTGATAAAACTAAGTGAAGGTATGACGAAAGTATTCTATTCATTAAACATGAAAGAAGCTATAAAATTCTTCGATAGAACGAATGGAACTACTGTAAACAGATGGTTAGATAATGATACAGACACTAAGAAAGCGTCTATATTAGAAAGATTAGATATACAAGCTGGAGTTAAGAGAAGTATTAAGAAGGTTGAATTAGCTTAATAGAGGAGGGAAACATCCCTTCTTATTAATTATTGGGGGTGGTGATTATGAATGACTTAACATTGGAAGAAGTAAAGCAATATCTTAGAATTGATTTTGAGGATGATGATACAGACATAAAAGATATGATGGAGGTATCGCAAATATGGATTGACAGTATGGTGGGAGAAGAATATAAAGCAGATGAAAAAGCTGTTAAATTGAAAAATCTCTTACAAAAGAAATTAATATCTGATATGTATGAGAATAGATCGATGGAAATAGCATCTAATGCAAAAAGTGGCTTAATGGCTACATCGATAATTGATAAATTAGTTATATATAATTGGAGCGCTGAAACTGATGGATGATTTAAGAGAAAAAATAGAGTTTGTAACAACAGAAAATGAGTATGAAGGATCTATTCTTATAGGCCAAAAGGAAGTTATATTTTATACTTGCAGATGCAATTATCTTGATGTTAGTGGAAGAGAATTTAATGCAGCTGATACTAATTTCAGTGAATTAAAGTCCAGTTTTAGGGTTAGATATTGTAAATTTACTAAAGACTTAAATGTTAATACAGAAAAATATAAGATTAGATATAGTGGTAATTTATATGATATTAAGTTTGCTTTAGATTATAAGAATTTGCACAAATATATAGATATAAAAGCCACTCTAATAAAGTAAGGTGATTGTATGAGTGTGGAATTAAGTTTTGATGGATTAGATGATTTACAAAATCTTTGTACTGAAATGGATATATCTGATGCAAAAGCTAGAAGAGCTTTGAATGCTGGTGGAGATATACTTTTAGAAGCTGCAAGCAAAAATACACCAGAAAAAACTGGGAAAATGAAAGAAAGTGAAAAGAAACAAATAACTAGAGTTAATGGGGATTTAGCTTGTAAGGTTTATGTTGGCGAATGGTATTCTAGTTTTCAGGATTGGGGTACAAGCCAGCAAAAACACAATGTAGGATTCTTCGAAAGAGCTGTTGAAGGTTGTGCAGATAAAGTTGTTGAAGCCATGAAGAATGAGGTGCTTAAGTGATTAGAGACATATTAAATAAGGATCTCCAAGACACTAGAATCACTGATATAGTAGGTAAAAATATTTATTATTTGCATATGTCAGGAGACAGCAAACCTAATGTATATATAGAATTTGAAATTATAAGAGATACTGAAGAGGATTTTTGTGGTGATGATAATTTAACTTTAGAAGCTACTATACAAGTAGATATATTTAGTAATGTAGCTGGATTAAAAGATTATTTTAAATTAGATCAAATAGTGCAAGATGTGCTAAAAGAAAAAGAGTATGGATACCTTTATGGAATAGAGCTTTATGAACAAGAAACAGCTTTATATCATAGAGGTATTCGTTTTAACAAGAAAGTTTTTAAATAGGAAAGGATGATGTAAAATGCCAAAAAAGAAAGCAAATACAGGGTTAGGGAAAATATATTATAGTGTATTAGATGAAAAAAATGAATATGGACCAGTAAAAGAGGCAGGAGATTTAATAGAGGTAACCAATAAACATTCTATGAGTACATCAAGTGCAAATGCAGCAGATAAAACATATCTGCAAACGACTGAATACGGAGGAACTGATGTAACATTTTCGTTATATAACATAGCAGATGAAGCTTATTGTGATTTGTATGGTCATAAAATGGGGACAAAAGGTGAAATTATAAAATCTTCAACAGATGTTGTTCCTTATGTGGCTCTAATGTTTGAACAACATTCAAGGACTGAAAGTGCGGAGGTAACGGATTATACAACATTATTTAAAGGGCAATGCCAAGAGCCCGAAGTAAAAGGGAAGTCAAAGGAAAAAGGAAAAACAGAGTTTCAGTCTAAGCAAATATCGGGAACATTTCAAGATTTAGATGATGGAAAGTATTGTAGTACAGTTTCAAGCGATTCAGCAGATTTTGACGCAAAAGCTTGGGCAGAAATTTGGGGGAAAACTGTTCCGATACCAGCAGTTAAAACAGCCAGCACAACAACCAAAACAGAGGAAACTACAACTGCTAAATAAAAACAAGGGTGGATTTATTCCATCCTTACTTTTTTATAGGGAAGGTGCTAAATGCTAGGAGACAATTATTTACTGGAACTAAGTATTAATGATGAAGAAAGAGAATTGAAATTTGATTTTAGATTTTTAAGAAATTTAAATAGTTTATTAAGAGAAAGTAACTCTAATTGTAGTCCAATAGATTATATAGACAATTTTATTAAAGCAGAAGATAAAGAAAAATATTATATAGATATTTTGTACTGTATGCTAAATGGAGAGATAAGTTTAGAAGATCTACAAGAAATAATAGAAAAAGTTAAAGAAAATTTATTCCCTGTTTTATTTATGCTTATAGTTACAGAGTGGAGAGTTGAAGATATTTTCGAAAATGAAGAAAATGATTCTGAAGAAGAAGCTGAAAAGGAAAGTAATGAAAATGAGTTTTTAAGATTTTGGGACAGTAACTATTATAATGCTATTTATCAGTTAAATATGACTGAAGAAGAGTTTTTAAATAGTAGTCCAAGGGAGATAGGAACATTAAATAAATTAAATGCAGAGTATTATAAGAACATTATATTACAGAGAGATATGGTAATTCAAAATACTAGAAAAAAAGCTAATGAATATGGAGAAAAAGAAGAAATAATTGAAGGTACAAGGCTAAAGGATATGTTTTAAGGACTATCCTTTTTTATTTTATAGAAAGGAGGGAAAACATGGCCAATAGTGAAAAGAAGGTTAGTGTAGTATTTACTGTTAAAAATGATGAATTTAATCGTAATTTGAATGAAACTAAGCAACAAATTAATTTAACAGCTAAAGAGTTGCAAACAGCTTCAGCGAAGATGAATTTATATGGCAGTAATCTCCAAACGCTTGGAGAAAAGCATACTTTATTAAAAACTCAAATTTCACAAGTTACTGATAAGCTAAACAAATATAAAAGTAATTTGGATACTACTACAACTAAACTAAATTCAAATAAGCAGGCTTTAGAGCAATTAGTAAATAAGAAAAAAGAACTCACAGCAGAATACAATCAAGCTATAAAAACATATGGAAAAGAGAGTGAAGAAGTCCAAAAACTTAAAGAAAAAATAAGCCAATGTAAATCTGAATATAATGAAATGAATGATAAAATTAAAAACAATGTTAGTAGCTTAAATTCTAGCCAAAGACAAATAGTACAAACAGAAGCAGAATTAGCAAAATACCAACTACAAATGAAAGAAACCAATAAGGCTATAAGTGAGCAGTCTAGCGGTTTTATACAGGCTGGTAAAAAATTTACTGATGCGTCCGAAAAACTGAAAAGTGTTGGTGGCACAGTAAGTGATGTTGGCGGTTCTTTAATGGGGTTAAGTGCTCCATTTGCTGTTGTAGGGGCATTAGGCGTTAAGAGCGCGGTGGATTTTGAAAGTGCTTTTGCTGGTGTTAAGAAAACTGTTGATGGAACTCCAGAGCAACTAGAAGAAATACGACAAGGAATATTGAAATTAAGTGAAGAAATGCCAGAAAGTGCAGAGCAAATAAGTACAGTTGGCGAAGCAGCAGGGCAATTGGGGATTAAAACTGAAAATGTATTAGATTTTACTAAAACAATGGTTATGATGGGGGATAGTACAAATTTAAGCAGTGAAGAGGCTGCAATTGCATTAGCAAAGTTAGCTAATATTACTCAAATGCCACAAGAAAATTTTCAAAGGTTAGGTAGTTCGGTAGTTGAACTAGGTAATAACATGGCTACAACGGAGAGCGATATTACCGAAATGAGTTTACGGTTAGCTGGAGCAGGGCATCAAGTAGGAATGAGCGAAGCTCAAATAGTTGGGTTAGGTGCTGGATTGTCTAGTGTTGGTGTTGAAGCAGAAGCTGGAGGAAGTGCATTTAGTAAACTGATGGTACAAATGCAATTAGCAAGTGAAACAGGTTCTAAAGCTAATGATGTTATAGCTAAGACAGGGTATGGTCTTAGAGATTTACAAATGCTACAAGATAAAAGTGCTAAAAAGTTTAAAGCTCTAGCTGAAGGTATGGGAATGACAAGTGAAGAACTAAAGAAAATGGTTGATAGTTCTGCTAGCTTAGAAGCATTTAGTAAAGTTACAGGGAAAACAGCAAATGAATTTAGTCAATCTTTCAAGAAAGATGCAACAGGTGCATTGCTAGAATTTATAAAAGGACTACAAAATTGTGAAAAGAATGGTACTAGTGCAATAAGTGTGTTAGATAGTATGGGGATAACAGAGGTTAGAATGAGAGATGCGCTTTTAAGAGCTAGTGGTGCAGGTGATAAATTTACACAATCTATTAATCTGAGTACAAATGCGTGGGATAAGAATGTGGCTCTAACAAATGAAGCAGAAAAACGTTATGAAACTACTAAATCTAAGATAGAAATTTGCAAAAATAAATTAAAAGAATTTGGGATTGAAATAGGCGATAAACTTTTACCATATGTTACTGATATGATAGGAGGCTTAGAAAACTTAGTAAAATGGTTTGGTAGCTTGGATAGTGGAACACAACAGTTAATACTAAAAACAGGAATGATTACTTTTGCTACTGGTGGATTATTGAAGGTAACTGGTGGCGTAGTAAAAGCTTCTTCAGACATTCTTGGAGCTGGTGGTAAACTATTAAGTTTCATTGGTAAATTTGCAACAGCAACAGAAACGGCAACAGTCGCAACAGAAGCAATGGCAGGAGCTACAACAGCTAGTGCAGGAGCATTTGGTGTTTTTAGTGGTGTATTATTACCTATAGTTGGTGTCATAGGTGTAGTAGCTGGTGGAATCTATGCACTACATGAAGCAAATGATGTAATGAAAACTGGTATCTCTACAACTACTGACAAAATGAGTTTGATGGAACGTGCCATGGCTAGTCTTATGGGAATACAAAGATATTCCAAGGCTGAATTACAAGATATGGGCATTGAATATAAAGATTTTAGCGAGAATACAAGCAAAGAAACACAAGATGCTTTAACAGATACAGCTAATAAATTTAGAGAGTTACAGTTTGAAATTGATAGAGTGAATGTATCTGATGCTATAACAGATGAAGAAAAGAATTCACTTATTACTAAATTTAATGATTTATTCAAGACTGTTAATGATCAATTAGGCACTGTGCAAAGTGAATCTTATAATACACTTAAAGATACTTTCATGCTTGATGGAATAATAGATGAGAGTGAACAAAAGATTCTTGATTCTATGGATAAAGCTGGTACTGATATTAAGAATAAAATAACTACTCTTCAACAAGAAGAAAATGAACTTGAAAAGAATGGAGCATTAAACACTGTAGAAGGTAGAAAACAACTCAATGATAAAATAGTACAACTACAGGATATATATGGAGAACAAATGATAGCTAAAGAGAAAACAAATTCACAAGACTTAGAGGTGTTTAAACAACAAGCTAATACACTAAGTTTAGAGAATGCAAAGGAAATAGCTTCACAACAGGCACAGACAAGAAATGATGAAGTAGAGAAGATTAGAGGCCATTATGACAAGAGTATTGGTATATTAAAGGCTAGTTTAAAGGATTGTACAGAAGAAGAAAGAAAAGATAATGAAGCTAAAATAACATCCTTAACAGAACAAGAAACAAAAGAATTAGGAATAGCAAATAGTAAGTATGATGGATATATCAAAGTAATTCAAGAAAAATATCCTGAAATAATGAAAAATATAAACAAGTTTACTGGTGCTGAATTAGATGCAAAAGAATTAGAAAGTCAAAAAGAATTAGAAAAGTTAAAAAGCCATTATGAAAATCTAGATAGCATAACTCAAAGTGGAACATATTTAATGGAAAATACTATTACTGGTTCTTTACAAAAAGTTAGTGTTACAGTAGATCAAAATACAGGAGAAATAACAGGAATGTATGATGGATTAAGTGGCAATATGGGAGCTTATAGTAAAGATATAGAAAATAGTTTAAAAGATGTAGCAGGACAAACAACAGTTACGGGAGATATTATGAATGCAGCAATGAATAATATGGCTGGTAATACTGTTAATTCTGCGGGACAAATAAAGAATGCTAATGGGGATGTTGTTGGAAGCTTGCAAAATGTAACCACAGCTACAGATGGTACTGTACAAGGAATACTAAATATTAACGGAACTCCTGTTGCAATTTCCACTAATGCTGATGGTACTATTAGAGATGTGAATGGAGTTACTCAAGCAGTTAACGATGTGCCTGGATATAAACAAGTTACTATAGGTACTAGAATTGAAGGAGCATTAGCTGGATTTTTTAAGAATGGAGGTATTATGGGTGCTATTGGTGGATTCTTTGGACAAGCAGAAGGTACAAGCAATGCTCCAGCAGGTGTTTACAATGTAAATGAACGTGGCCAAGAATTATTTGATTCCATTAGTGGAAGTCAAAGCTTTTCTTTAACCAGTAGTTTAATGGCTAGTAATTATGATAGTGCTTATTTATCAAGTGGAACTAAAGTTACTAATGCACTTATGACTACCGCAAAGATGAATAGAGCAATAGAAACAGGGATACAGAGCAATACTGTAAAGGCTATAGATGCTCTAGCTTCTGGAATAGCAACAGAAATAGGAAATGCCTTTAGCAATATGAAAACTAAAGATAGCAATGGAACTATTGTTAATGAGCTTCATTTATACTTAGGAAATAAAGAATTAACTAATATGTTAGCTGATGGGGTTGTTAAGAAAATTGATAGGAAACAAACCAATAGAAAGGTGTGATCGGAGTGTTTTATGGCAATAATATAAGCACAGATTTTTATACTATATTTAATGATTATACCAATATGGAGATAGGGATTAGAGCTATAAAACGACCTAATGTACCTTCACCTGAAAAGAATATAAAGGAAGAAGAGAGAGAGGGAAGAGATGAGCCTTTGACAATAGATGAAGGCGGATATAAAAATATTACAATTTCAGTGCCATATGATTTTATAGATAGAAAGAACTTTCAGGAAACTGCTAGAAGAGTAAAGAGGTGGATAAACAGAATAAATGATAACCACCTAAGAATGTCAGATGATTTAGGAGTGTTTTATAAAGTTAAATATGCTAAAACTGATATTGATAGAAAATTAAATGTAGGAACTTTTACAATAGATTTTATATGTAGTCCTTATGTATGGATAGAAGAGGGACAAGAAGAAATAGAGTTAAGTAATAACATGATCTTAGATAATGATTATGAGGTAGCCAAACCTATTTATGTTATTAGAGGTGAGGGCAATGTTACATTAACTGTAAACAATAAACCAGTAGTAATAAATGTAGGACAAGAAGTGACGATAGATACACAATTAAAATTATGCTTTAAGAATAACCAGATGATTAACCTAGCATTAAGACAAGGCTCTTTCGAAGATTTATATTTACAAGAAGGCGAAAACACTATAAATTTTAGTGCTGGTACTGGCGGAAAAATAAATAGCATAGAAGTTATTCCAAACTGGAAAACAATTTAAAGGGCATACATTGTATAGCCTTATTTTTATGCATTGGGTTAGAAAGGAGAGTAAATGATACAAGTATATAATCCGGATAATAAGAATTTTAGTGAAAATGGTGATATGGTAATTCAGCCTAATGTTGCCGAGTTAAGTGTTGAGCTTAATGGAATAGCAAACGTAGAGATAGAACTTCCTTTTGATGAATATGGAGCTTGGGAATATGCAATCAAGGATTCTGTAGTTAGATGCCATACTCCTTGGGATAAAGATAAAGGACAGCTATTTAGAGTCTATGAAACAGAAAAAGATATGGATAGTTATAAAGTATATGGTAGGCACATTATAGCAGATTTAATTAATATTACAGCTAAAGACTTAGCGAATGATGATGTGATGATAGTGGCTACAGGAACAGTTGATGGCCAAGGAGCCATAACAAAACTATTAGCTAATACAGGTTATACAGGACATAGCAATATAACCACTACAGACAGCGTTAGATGGGAAAGAAAAATCATTACAGAAGCTCTATTAGGGACGGAAGATAATAGCTATATAAATAGATGGAAAGGCGAATTATTCTATAATAACTTTAATATTTATATGAATACTAAGATAGGTGGCAACTATGGAGTTAGGATTTCATATGGTAAAAACTTGACTGGTATTACAGAAAATATAAATATGGATGGAGTAGTTACTAGAATAATACCAGTTGGATATGATGGCTTAAGATTAACGGGTAAAACACCTTGGATAGACAGCCCTAATATAAATAAATATGCTCAAGTGCATGAAAAAGTAGTTGAGTTTAGCAATGTAAAGGTAAAGACTAATTCTTCAGATACAGATGGATTTGCTACTGTGGAACTAGCTAGAGCAGAGCTTATAAGATTAGCTAACCTAATGTATACAGAACAACATGTAGATGTTCCTACAGTCAATATAAAGACTTCTATGGAAGATATAAGTCAAACTATAGAATATAAATCCATGGGATATAGTGGACTTGAAGAAATAAATTTAGGAGATACGGTATCATGCAACCATTATAAATTGAATATTGAAACAGAAGCTAGATGTATTGGTTACAGATGGAACATCTTAACCGAGAAATATATTGAAATAGAAATAGGAGATGTTACAAAAAATTTCTTTGATAAACAAGCAGATTTAAGTAATGCAGTTAGCAAAGTATTAGATGGTGGCAAAGTTAAAGCAGATGAAATAGTTGGAATTATAAATGGATTTAATACAATGTTTAAAGCACAAAAAGATATAGCACAAACGCAACACGTAAGAGCTATGTTTTATGAAGATTTAGATCCTAAAAGTCCAACCTTTGGAGCTACAGCCGTAGGAACTTTAGGGCTAGAGATAGCAAATAAAAGAACGCCAGATAATAAAGAATGGATGTGGAATACATTTATAACTGGCGGACAAGTATATGCAGACCAGCTTATAGGAAAACTTAAAACTGTATTAATTGAAAGCTTAGATGGCAGTGTAAATATTAATCTAAATGATGGAGAGTTCAGATTTGGGAGTACAGATGGTTCAGATGTAGCAACACATACTAACCACAATTCTACTTGGAGACACCATAATGGAGAATATACTGAAGCTAATGCAGATGGCTTTTTCAAGAATGGGAGGCCATACCACACTCTAATGACAGGAGGAACTTGTATTACTGGAGGTTCTGCTGGTTCAGCACCTAAAACAGCTACTATACAATTAGGAAACGAGTGGAAAGGGAAAGATTTTAGAGTAATTGCTTCTACTGTAGATACTGAAGGTGGCTTGGCAAATGAATATGTAAAAAGAATATACTTAGAGGTTGGCAATATAGATACTGTAAATGCTAGATTTAATATAACAGGTAGCTGGACTGCTGGATATAACGGGCTGGAAAATAATAAGGAGTTAAAGAGCATGTATATTGTGATAGGAGGCTAATATGGATAACATAATAACATTATTCTATATGAAAAAGTCAGGAGTAATAAAATGTTATTGTTCAGGGAAACAAACACTAGATTATTATGGACCTGAAAAAGAGGATGTAGTAGATTTAATTAATTACGTTTATGTAGAATATGATGAGTTTCTACTTAAAAATATAAAGGACTATAAAGTAATTAATGGAAAAGTTGAATTTGTCAAAGAGGATACAAATATCAAGGTATTGGAGGTGTAAGATATGCAAAATAATATACAAATAAAATCCGATTTGAAGAAAGACAAGATTAAATTTATACAAGCTCAACAAAATGACGATATAGTATTAACATTTAAGTTGTTTGAGAATGGAGTAGCAAAGGATTTAACAGGGTGCAGTATTACACTTAATTATGTTAATGCTAACAATACCATTACTATAATAACGACAGATTTAGTAAACACAAGTGGTAATACCGTTACTGTAATTTGTCCGAGGAATTGCACTAGAAGTGATGGAATTGCAGAAGCACAATTAGTAATAACAAGTGGTGGAAAACAAGTATCATCTTTTAGCGTAAAAATAACAGTAATAAAAAGTATATTGTTAGAAGACATGGAAGTTAGCAAAAATGTTGCAAATTTATTAGATGAATTAAATGAAGCATTAAATAAAGCTGATATTGATATAACTAAGCTGGATCAATTAATAGCAACAGCAGAGACTAAGATAACTAATTTATTAACTCAAAACAATGCAGCAACTACTAACATAGCTAATTTAACAAGCCAAAACAGTGTGGCAACAACCAATATTACAAACTTAACCAATCAAAATAATGTTGCTAATAATAATATAATAAATTTAAAAGCAGAGAATACTAAAGCACCAACTAATACAGCTAATTTAAAAATCGAAAATGATAAAGTACCAGCAAATATAAATAATTTAGTAGCTCAAAATGCTAGTGCTACAACCAATATCGGAAGCTTAACTATTCAAAACACTAATGCAACTAGTAATATAACTAAGTTGGATAGTAAAAATACAGAAGCTAGGAGTAATATAACTGCATTAGGGCAACAAAATACAAGTTCTGCTACTAATTATACCAATTTAGGTACAAGTATTACTAAAGCAGAAAACTTAGTTAAACAAATTGATGCTTTAAATTTAGCAGAAAAAATAAATCTAGTCGAATATGATAGAATTGGAACTCATCCTAATAGAATAGATAAAACATATTATATAGAAAGAAATAATGATACTTGGATGGATGCAAGCAGTGGAGCACCGCACACTTATTATCATGGGAAGTTTCAGAATAAAAATAGTGATGTATTTCATTTTGAGACGGATACAAAAGCTGTTTATGTAAATGGAAGTAGCGGAGAAACTCTTGATACTAGATTAATTGCAATAAATAATAACTTGGAAGGCAAACAGCGTACAATAAATGAATTATCTGCAGTAATATCTAAAATTTCCTATGGGACAACTGGTGTGGCAAAATGGATTAAATATCCTGATGGGACAATAATACAATATGGATATGGAGTTGGTTATTATTTCGGTGCTGAATATACTTATAATTATCCTATAGCTTTTCCTAATAAGGTAATTTATACTAATGCTTCTGTTATATGTAGAGATGATCATGCGGCAAGTTATGTGGAATTTGGACAAATATATACTAGTACATGTATTGGAAATGCAAATACAGAAAGCAAAACACAAATGCGTATAAAAATGAAAGCCGCAGATACTAATGTGGGAAAGCAAACATTTAATATTGGCTGGGTGGCTATAGGATGTTAGGGGAGGTGGTAAAATATGCATTATTTAAGAATAGTAAATGGAGAATTTGGGTTTGTTGTAGAAGGAATACATGAAATAATATCAGGAGATATAAAAATTACTGATGAAGATTATAATAAGTTTTTTGAATTACAAAACCAAGGAAAACAATTTAGATTAAAGGAATTATCAACAGGAACAGGATTATTCGATTATATAAAAGAATGTGAACCTATACCTTTAGAGGTAGAAAAAACAAAAACAGACATATTAAAAGAACAAATACTAGACTTACAAGAGCTAGTTACTAATATAAAATATGAAAAATTAACAACAGGAGGTGTATAAGATGTTATACAATTTATTAAAAAATTTAATTACTAATAAGAGATTTACAAAGGAGGATATGACTAACAAACTTAATGTATTTTATACTTTCAACCAAATTACACAAGAGCAATATGAAGAATTATTAGGAATGGTTAATGGTACAAGTGTTGAAACAGCACAATAGAAAATTCCAATCGTTTGGAGATTAAATAATTATAAGAGCTACTTGAATTAGCAGCAAATTAAGAACTTACTAAAGTTTAGTAGGTTCTTTTATTTTGTAATAATTTTCAAATAATTCAATGCATAAAAGAAAAGAGGAATGCGGAAGATATAATTGTGAGAAAATAAAATCCATCATTCCTTTATGCAAAGACAAACACGTGTATATTACATGTGTATTTCTGTCTTTACATGCTTATTATTGCACTTTATATTTTTATTTATTCGTATTATCAATATATTTTTATTTATGTGTAAGAAGAGAAGAAAGAAGGTTAAAAAGTGGAAGAGGTATCCAAACATTTCAAAACAGCAATAACAGTCATAGGCACTATGCTAACATGGCTATTCGGTGCATGGGATAAACCATTAATAGTCTTAGTAACATTTATAGCTGTAGATTATGTGACAGGAGTATTAAGGGGATTTATAAATGGTAAACTTAGTTCAAATGTAGGACTAAAAGGTATAGCAAGAAAAGCAATAATATTTTCGGTTTTAATAGTTGCAGTATCGTTAGATAGACTTTTAAATACTGGTACTTGGTTATTCAGGACAATGGTCTGCTATTTTTATATAGCAAATGAGGGATTAAGTATATTAGAAAATGCAATAAGTTTAGGGATACCAGTGCCGAATAAACTTAAAGAAGCATTAGCACAATTAAAAGATGGAGAGAAAAAAGAAATTAAAGAGTAACTAATTGGTTGCTCTTTTTTAATATAAAAAAATGAAAGAAGGATGTAAAATGTTAAAAACAATTTTGGGATTAATTGTAAAGGTGTTAGAAAGTAGACTAAAGAAAAGTGGGATTGAAGAGGAAATATTAAAAAATAAGAATTACATTACTGAGGCAGGGAAGATATGGGACATGGTAGATGAAAACAAAAGAATAAGTAAGACAATAGAAGACAAGATAATATCTAAGGTAGATGAATTTAATAATGCATTGATAGAAAAGTTTCCAGAGCTTACACAAAAGGATATTGATAACTTAAGGCAGAGTGTAGCGGGATCTATAAATAAGGGTAAAGCAGCAGTCTTAGATAATTCAGAAATATTAAGACAAATGCAAGCGGATAATGCGAGATTACAAGCAGAAAATACAGCTGCTAAAGAGCAATTAAAGAAAGTTCAGTCAGTAGTTGCAACGGATTCCATTGAAGCAACACAAACAAATAATACATTAAATTCAGTACAGGGGTAGCCTTTGTGGCTACTCTATTTTAATTTTGGGAGGTTTTTACTATGAATGGAAAAGAATTAATCAAAAAAATATTAGAGTTAGGTGTAGATAAAGAAATAAGGCTTGCAAATGACTCTTGTAGAATATGCGTACAAGAATCAGCTATAAAAGAAGAACATGATTATATAGTAATTAAATGTTTGTAGGAGGGTTTAAAATGAAAGGAATAGATATATCAAGTCATAATGGAAATATAGATTTTGAAGCTGTCAAAAATGATGGCGTTGAGGTTGTAATGATCAAAGCAACTGAAGGTGTAGATTTTAGAGATGATTGGTTAGAAATATATTATAATGGTGCAAAAAAATCAGGAGTATCACATATAGGTTTTTATCATTTTATGAGTGAAAAAACTAGCCCTACTACACAAGCAGAGGATTTTTATAATGCTATAAAGGATAGAGAGTATGATATAAAACCTTGTCTTGATGTTGAAACTAATAATCTTGAGAGGAGTTCTGAGGAGATAACAGATAGATGTTTAGAATTTATTAGCCATTTTAAAGAAATAAGCGGACAAGACTGTATGATCTATAGTGGTGCTTATTTTGCACAAGATAATTTAGACGAAAGATTAGCTAATAATAGTTGGCTATGGATAGCTCATTATGGGGTGAATAAGCCTATGGAAATACCTAAGTGGGGTGAATATGTAGGACACCAATATTCAGAAAGTGGTTCGGTTAGCGGAATTGATGGAAACGTAGATACGGATAACTTCTATAACAACGGGTTAATGTTTCTAAGCAATACAAATACACCAAGAGAAACTATTCAACCTGTACAAGCTAATACAGACAATATATATTCGCAACTACAAAAGCTGATTAACCAACAGGGTTTTGGAGATATAGTTGTAGATGGAATACCTGGACCCGATACATTAAAGCATTGCCCAGTAGTTAAAGAAGGGGGCCGAGGGGACATAACTAAATGGATTCAGCTTAGAGTAGGATTTACAGGGGATGATGTGGATGGTATATTTGGAGAGAATACAAAGAATGCAGTAATTGGGTTTCAATCATCTAAAGGCATAGAAGCAGACGGTGTTATTGGAGAAAATACTTGGAGAGCATTATTAGGCTTATAAATATAATTAAATAAGGTAAGAGCGTTCAAGGGTGTAGATTAATTTCTATGCCCTTTATTTTTTTGCCTATAGATGGATAAAGGTTAATTAATTTGACAATAATTCCAAATAATATACAATTAAGGTATAAATATTTAAGGGGGAATAATGATGAATCAAAAATGGTATGAAAAAAACTTAGCAATTATATTATTTCTAATTTTCTTTTTTCCAGTAGGACTCTTTCTTATGTGGAAATATAGCAGATGGAATAAGGTTGCTAAAATAGTAATCTCAATATTTTTTGCAATAGTATTAATATCTAATATGGGTGGCAAGAAAGATAGTAAAACTGCAACAACAAAAACTGAAACTGCAACTGTACAAGAACAACCAAAAGAGAAAACAGAAGAAGAAAAAGCAGCAGAAGTTGCTAAACAAAAAGCAGATGAAGAAGCAAAAGCGAAGGCGAAGGCAGATGCAGATGCTAAGAAAGCAAAAGATAATATACCTAAGGAATATCAATCAGCATTAAAAAAAGCAGATACTTATGCTAACAAAATGAATTTATCTAAAAAAGGTTTATATGAGCAATTAACATCAGATGCTGGAGAAAAATTTCCTAAAGAAGCTGCACAGTATGCTGTAGATAATGTAAAAGCAGATTGGAAAAAGAATGCATTAGCTAAAGCTAAATCATATCAAAATAAAATGAGTATGTCTAAGAGTGCTATCCATGACCAATTAGTATCTGAGGCAGGTGAAAAATTTACTGAAGAAGAAGCACAATACGCTATAAACAATTTAGAAAATTAGAAACAATAAAATCACAATTTAATTTAACAATCTAAAGGCTAGGATTAATTAATTTATCCTGGTCTTTATTTGTTTGGAACAGTTAGTATATATAGACCTATATAGCTCTTATTAGATATCTATTTCCATAATTTGATTGTTGACATGGTATTCGAGCATATATAAAATATTACCAAGTTTAAAAAGGGGGAGAAAACAATTTTTGAAAATGAGATCATGTCACCGAATGTAAAATTGAAAAATATTAGAAATCTTATTGGAGCAACTCAAGAAGAAATTGCAGAGGGAGTTTGCACGAAATATTTAATTAGTCGAATTGAAAATGATAAGAAAAATTTAAATTATAAATTAGCAGTGGGGCTTGCTAAAAATTTAAACAAAGTTGTAAAAAGGAAGAAAATAGATATTGGATTAATTACAACTGAAGAGTTGATGATAACTGAAGATATTCAAGCTAACAATATATTAAAGAAGAATATTATAAATGAGTTAAAAGAAATCAAAGAAGTAAATGCACTTGAAAAAAAGCTGAGTGAAGCAGAAGATTTAATAGAGAAATATAACATTGAAGATAATATGAAAATTGATATGTATAAACTAGCAGCTAATATTTATTACTTTAAAGAAAAGTATAATAAAAGTGACGAAATGTGTAGGTGTGGATTAAAAATATGTATTAGCTCAGGAAATGTATTAGAAGAAGCAGGCTTATATATAATTAAGTCTCGCAATAATACAATTTGTAAGAAGTATACAGTTGCGTTAGAACAGCTAGATTATGCTTTAAAGTTAAATAGTAATATAAATGATGATGAGGTTTTTAAGAGGATATATTTTAATAAAGCACTAACATATAAAAAAATGAGTAGATATGAAAAATCCATAAAATATTTAAGAATATTAATAGATGAATTTAGATTGGAAGAGAAAAAGCTACTTGATGTAAAAATGTTACATGCAAATTGCCTCATTGAACAGAATAGATTGGAAGAAGCTGCAAATGAATATATTGAAATATTAGAGCCATCGATGAAACTTAATGACAAAAGTTTGCTGACTATGGCTTACAGGAATTTATCAGAGGTATATTTAAAACAAAAAAAATATAAGGATGCAGCAACAACGATAAAGAAGTCATTGGAAAACAATCCTAAAAACTGGTATCTAGCTGAAAATCTATATTATGCATCAAACGTGCTTAGATTCATAAATGAAGATGTTGAAATATATCTTTTAAGAGCATTAAAGGCGTGGGAAAAAAACAATGGTGAGAATGTGGAGATAGTTGAAAAAATAATTCATAATTTAATGTTGATTTACATTGGAAGGGAAGATGAAGATAACATAATATTGATAATGCAAAAGATAGATGAACTAAATATAAATTGTTATTTGATTTATGCAGAACTTATAAAGTATTATAGATATCGAAATGAGGAAAAAAGTGTCTATTTCAATGATGCATTAATTAATAAACTTAAATAAAATTAAAGGAATAAAATAAAAAAATTTTTTTATCGTGCAATTTCAATATTATGTTACAATGTTAACGGGAATGAATGTAAAAAAAGTCAACTTTTAATGGGGGTGTATTTTATGAAAAAAATTATAGTAACAGTAATAGCAGTAGCTATGGTACTATCAAATGTGGCATTTGCAGCAGATAAAAATACAAATGCAAATACTGGCAAAAGCTACGTAGCATCTAGTTTAAACCGAATTCACTTACAAGTAAATGACCCAGATGGATGGTAAAAATCACAAATAGAAATTGAAAAAATGCTACAAAATACAATTACAAAAAAAGGAAAAAGTTGACCAAATTCAATGAGAGTTTAGTCAACTTTTTTTAATTTGCAAAATGGAAAAAATTTTTATATAATCATTTCATTGTTAAAACTACAAAAAAATATATGCAGGATGGGAAACAAGGGGATGATACTTTGCTAATTATTGTGAAGAATGAAGAGGGAAAAAAGAAAATTAAAATAATAAGAAATAATAAAAAGAAGTAGAGTTATTTCTCTACTTCTTTTTATTATATAAAATTAGTTTTTTTGTAACAAGGTTGTCAATTCCATTTCTATTAACATTTCTACTTAAGCAATCACTTAGGCACCCACTATATAATCCTAAATATTTGTCTAGTTCTCGTAGAGATTTAACACCGATAAATGTTTTTAACTTCTTTACTTTATCAGCTAAAGTTTTTTCCGGAAGAGAATAATAGTCTAAGTAGATGTATGGATCAACTGAAAAGTGTCTACAATATTTACTATAGTAATAGTAGTCATACTTACTTTTACCTCCTTCTATTTCCTTTAAAGTATGCTCAGTAATATTAAGTAAAGATGACATTTTTTTTGCTGTTAAATTGTGTTTGAGCCTTAAATTAGCAACTAATGTGCCCCGATGATTTTTTTTATATATAATAGGAAGACTTTTTTTATTATCAATCTGACTATACTTCTGCAT